AATACATTGGCTTGGTTTAACCATTCCTAACATTCCTTTTATAGCTATATTGTTTTCAGAATAGTATATTATATCATTGTGATTTGCATTTAATATATTTCTATCAAACCCAAACTTCAACAACCATTCTTCTGTTAATGGTATTGGTTGATATTCCATAACACCTAAATTATCTGTATTTTCTTTAATTGTAAATTGGTGTAATTCATAACCACTAATTGAAGAAAGTTTATTGTCTATATCAACATAGTAGTTTCCTATCCTTAATTCATTTGCTTTCATATTCTATTGTTTTAGTTCTTTAATTCTTTTATCAATCGCATCATCGGTATATGTTATTCCAATTCCTCTTATCTTCCTTAATTCCTCAATTACTCTTTGGTTTGCGTATTGTTCAATAATAATTTCTATATTTTCAGGATTAAAACCATATAAGTCTAACATTTCACCTATTGTTTTTGTTTCTTTTGCTTTCATATCTATTATTTTAAAATTATCATTTCCTTTGGAATGTTCCAAGTTGTGTTTCTTTCTGTTCCTGTTCCAATATCCATTACCTTAACTTTGGTTCTATTGATTTTGGTTATGACAAGCGTCTTACCTCTCAACTTGTCGTGATCTACAGTACAATCCATTCCTTCTCTTAGTTCTGGCTGTTTAAGTTTAATCATCTGTGTGATTTGTGCTTTCATTTCGTTTAATTGTTCCAACGTTAAAGTGTGGAGCATCTCTGTTGTTCTTGGTAATTTGTTCATATTATTAGTTGTTTGTTGTTTATAGGTTACACATGATTAGTATCATTGATATTAAACACATGAAAAGGATTACTACTAGAATTGTACACATAGATTGGTTGTTGTTATTTATAGTATAAATATAACCAATTTTTTTCAATCTGGACAATCCTGGCTAGTTAATCCCTAAAAGTTATTAACAAAAAACAAGGACCCAATCTTTCGACAGGGTCCTTGTATATAATCAAATAAGACTAAGATTGTTTAATGTACAACGTGAATGACTATCCTTCTGGAACAGGTTCACTTGATATTTCTACGTCGTCAATACCCAGGTTTTCGCTATTATAGTCCATTACCAATGTTTTACAAATAAGATCATAAATTTCTTGCCTTAATCCTTCATCTGCTACTAATGTAGATTTCCAAGTTTTAGATGTACATTTCCATTCTGTTCCATCTAGTTTGGTGTATGTATACCATGATCCACCTTGTTTAATCAACTTATAAGCTTTCATGATTGTAAGATAACTACCTATATCATCTATTCCACTATCAAAGTAAATATCAAATTCAGCAGTTCTCAATGGAGGGCCCATACGATTTTTAACAACTACACATTTTGTTTTAATTCCTACTGTTTGTGCTTGTCCATGAATTGCTGCCTTTATTTGTCCTGCTGCTTTAAGTCTTAATCTACAACTAGAGTGAAATGCAATTGCTTTTCCTCCAGACGTAGTCCAAGGATCTCCAAACAGAACTCCCATTTTTTGCCTAAGTTGATTTGTGAACACCAAGGCAATTCTTTGACGTCCAATCATGTTTGTGATTTTACGCATTGCTTTTGATAACACAATCGCTTTAGAGGTTGCCCAACCATCTTTACTGTAATCTGCAGATTGCTCTACTCGAGTTGTTGCTGCGGCTACTGAATCTACGACGATTGTAACTAGTCTATCTTTTTCACTTTCTCGAACAGATAAAATGATATTTTCCATCACCTCAAATATGTCTTCAACTGTTTCCAATTGTACATACAATAGTTTAGCTGTGTCAATACCTAGCGCCTTTAGAAATTCCTCATTTATTGCGTTTTCAGTGTCAATATAAACAGCTAATCCACCTTTCTTTTGAGTATTTGCTAAAATTTGTGCAGCTACTAGCGATTTTCCTGATGCTTCTAATCCAGTTATTTCGGTAATTCTACCAACTGGAATTCCTCCATTAGGTCTATTCGCTATACACAAATCTAGCATGGATGAACCTGTTGATATCCATTCAGATAAATCTGTTGGTGTATCTTCAGATCCGTCAAGAAAATATGCAACTTTATAATCTTTAAACTTTTTGTTTAATGATTTTGCAAGTTGTTCTGCTAATGCGTCTTTTTCTTGATTTCCCATATTACTTTGCCTCGCGGATAGATTTTAAAAGGCTAGTAATTAGTTCTAAAACTATACCATGCATTTGTCCTCTACCTTCTAGTTCCTTTGCAAGTGCTCGAACCATGTTCGAATGCTTTTTTAATTCTTCAGTATTCATATTATTTCTCCTCTATTTACTGTTAAATAAGTCGTCAAACGCTGCTGAAATGTCGTCCGTACTTTTCGTTGTTGATTGAACCGCTGTCGCAGTTGCAGTTGCTGTACCGTTGGTTTCTTTATTTTCCCAAGGCAAATTAGCTACTACTTCACCATCAGTACTAGGATCTAACCATTCTTCCAGAGCTTTCTTTAAATCATCATAACTTTGTTTTTTGAAAATATTGAAAATATCTTCTTGACCAGTCATGATTTTTTCTGCGATTGCTTTATCTTCGGTTGCAGCTGTTTGGTTTGGCTTTACCCTAATCGTTGTTTTTGGATATGTTCCTGCTCCTTCTGATGGAGTAAAGTCAACTACAATATCTCTACCTGAACCTGGATCTGTAATATCTCCATAGTCAGGATCTGTGATGAATCCTAATAATTCTGTATATACTTGTTTACCGAATCCCCATAATTTTACGCCTTCTGATTCTTGTCCTCTAACTAAAACTGGAACATAAGTTCTCATTTTTGGTTCAAGTTTCTTAGAAAGTTTCCAATCATCTGAATTACCTGTTGATTTCAATTTTTCAGAAAATTCAACTACTGGATCTGGTTCACCAAATGTAACTGGCGAAAGATAATTCTTTTTACCCAAGTCATAGTGAAAAAATAATTCCTGGAACGGATTATCTTTATCGTGTTGGTAAGGTACTATTCTTACTTGATTTTTTCCTGGACTTGGTTTCCATAAGCTGGAAGTCCTTGTTGTTTGAGATTGTAAATCTCCGAGTTTGCGTCTAATTGCGTCTAAGTCAATTGCCATTTTTTTCTCCTGTTTTTGTTAATTATTAATTAATATAATAAAAATATCTTACACTATAAAACTTCTTGTAAGTTATTTTCATATTTTTTTAAATAGCTTTGTACAGCTAATTCTTTTGCTTTTGATTCTACTACTACATCGATATCTAAGCCATAGTCATTGATTTCATTAACAATATAGTCTGAGTGAGCTTGTACTTTTATTTTGCTAACTTCTTTATGGAGTTTTGCAATTGTTGGCCAATCTTGTAGTGTTTGTTCTGTTATTTTATTCTTTGTCATAATATCTTCAACGATCAATGTTTGTTCTCTACGTCTAGATTCTGAATAATGTGTACACTGTTTTACGCCATTCCATGTTTTTGCGGCAAGTTTAAGTGCTTGTTCTTCAGTCATATCGCCAGTACAAAATTGGTGATGGTGATAATCAAACACAATAGGTATACCAACTACTTTGTATACACCTTCATATAAGTCTTGTACTGAATACATGCTAGCTTTGTCATCATTTTCTACTGTAAGCTTTGCTTGAACAGATGCTGAAGTACGTAGGTAATTTTTGCAGAATCTTTCAAGTGCAGATTTTTTATCTCCATATGCACCACCTACATGTATATTAATTTTAGACATACGTGAATTTGGTAGACCCATGAGATCCATAATTTGTGCAGACTTATTAAGTTCATTCATAGCATTTAGTACTACTTTTTCGCTTGGTGAGGCCAATACACAAAACTGTCCGGGATGAAATGATAAACGCTGATTGTTATCCATTGCAAGTTTGCCGACAGCTGTTAGTAGTTCACAAATTTCTTTGTAATCTGGTAAATCTTTGAATTCGTATTCAGACATCCATGGAAACATATTACTTGACATGCGATATACCTTTATGTCATTTTCATTATTCCAATGAATTAGTTGTAGCAAGCTTTTCATATTGCTTACTATTAATTCTGATGCATAGTCGATGCCTTTAGCATTAAATGTTCTACGTATCATACTTCTGTTGCATGATATGCCTTCTTCTCCGAGAGTCATATTTATACATGCGTATCCTAGTTGTTTTGCCATAGTTTAATTTTATATAGTAATATAATCAATTTGTTCAACATAAAAAAATCCTGAGTTAAAAGTTATTAACATTATTTCCAAAATAGTTGTACACAGATTATGCCTGCTGATAAGATGAGTGAG